GCGCTGTACAATTCATTGATTAACAAAATGTACCAATTTTATGCTTGGTATCGAATAGTAATACAGTCCACAGAAATGGAAAAGATGTCAAGTGAAACATTGATTCGAGAATTTGAGAAACATGTGTATGGCCCAGTTTATGGCGACGATGTTGTGTTGGCTGTACATCGTGTGATTCGTGACAAGTTTAATGCTATGTCATACGCACGTGAGATGGAAACAATGGGTTTAGGATTTACTGATGCACGTAAACAGAAACCTCAACGACCATTCGAGTCATGGCGAGAAATTTCCTTCTTAAAAAGAACTTTCCAATTTCATGTGGCATTACAATCAGTTGTTGCTCCACTGGATTTAGTCGTATTGCGAAATTCCTTGGCATGGGTACATGATGAAACTCGGGATATTGAGATAACAACAGCAAAGATGGATAGTTTACAGCGTGAATTATTCCTGCATCCGCACCAACTTTATTTGGAATTATGGTCGCAGATGAAACAATGCTTTCTCCAGGCATTTAATATTGAATACGATATGGAGCTTCCAGAATCTGGTATGATTCAATTGTACAATAGTGGTGAATATGATATCACAGATTTGTATTCAGAATCAGGTGTTGATACTAACTGGATGAAACAATTAAGGAGTAAGGGTCGAATAATTACTCCTTTGCAAGCGGTTCACCACCTTCGGGTGGTGAACTAGGCAAAATTGACCTCCTGATAACCTCGAGTGATGAACGGCTTATCACAGGTGAAGGGAGGGTGTCATGTCTACGGACGTTAAAAATGGGTTTTACACACCTGAGTTGTAATTGAGTGACCTAACACTCTGACAAGCATAATGGGACACCGAATAGGCAAGCATTCGGAATAACTGATACATTATGTAAAAAGGTAACGCTTACTTTAATTAGTTGGCGTCGCGATGGTTCGACCACCTAGCTATGACCTTATCAAAAACTGGCTAGTTGTAAATAAATAAGCGGATTTACAACTTGATCACC